AAAATTGCGCCAACCGATCCGCTTGTGCGCCCAAAGGTTGCCATCGGGTCAACAATGGATTTAATCCGTAGCGGTCTTGGAAAGGATGAGCACGCATTTATTGATGATGAGCAGCTCAATATTGTTCGGTCGCAAAACCAAATTATTGATATGGTTGTGCCAATCATCAGCGCAAAAACCGGATTGATTAATACCCCGGAGCGCGAGAAGCAGCGCTTAACCTGCGAAACAATGATGAACCCGGAAGTTAAAATAGGGCGCCGCATAAAGCTTGAGAGCAAGTTCGCCCCGCACCTAAACGGAATTTACCGAACCGATACAATTAACTACTCCGGCGATACCGATGGCGAGCGCTGGGGCCAGATTATCACTGCATACCTTGCGCCGGAATACCAAGCAATATGAGTGAGCAGCGCGAATTAATTGACGTAATCAACAAAGCCATAGAGCTAAAGCTTTCTGACGTTCACACTATTTGCATTGCTGTTGTTACCGCTGTAAATGAAAAAACCATTAATTGCCGGCCGACGATTAACAGGGTGGTTAATGGTGTCGATGTTCAGCTCCCTGAGTTCGTAGAAGTGCCGCCCATCTTTCTCCGGGGCGGAACCTCTTATACTGCCCACCCAATAGCTGCCGGTGATTACTGCTTGGTTCTGGTTACAGAGCGATGCTTTGACCGCTGGTGGATTGGGCAGGACTTCCAGCGCCCGCTTGAAATGAGGACGCATGATTACTCAGATGGGTTCGCGCTTGTTGGTATCAGCAATCTTGCTGGGCTAATTACCATCCCCGATGTAATAACCCAAATTGGTGACACGTACCAAGAGGGAAATTACGAGCATATCGGCGATATGCAGCATACCGGTAATACAACGCATGAAGGCGACACGGATCAAACAGGGGAGTACAATCTAACCGGTGGCGCCAGTGTTAGCGGAAATACTGATTCCGGCACATACTCAACTGGTGGCACAGCTGGCGTAAGCGGAACATTTATCAGCAAGGACGACAAGACAATAACCGTAACCAATGGCCTAATAACCGGTATTGCATAATGAGAGTATCGAAAATAACTGCAGATGGTGACTGGTCATTCGGAAAAGGCCGCGCCAATTATGTGACCAATACCGATGCGGTTCGTCAAAATGTTGTCACTCGGATACGCTCATTCACTAATGATTGGTATGCGGACATAAATCACGGCATAAACTGGTTTGGCCTGCTGGGCTCAAAATCTAATGAGCAATCAATTCTCCGGGCAATAGAAAAAATAGCGCTCGAAACACCCGGCGTCAGTACAATAACAGTGCTCCGCATATTGGGCGTTGATAAAAATAGGGCTGCAACCATTGAGCTAAATTTCACCACTCTATTTCAGCAGTCAGTAGCACTACAGGAAACGGTCGGAATATGAGCATAGAATTTACGCCGGAAGGGGTATCAATTCAAACCCTGCAGGAAATAACCGATGAGCTGATACAAGGATATAAGGCTATTTACGGCCCAGATATTAATGTCAGCCCCGATTCTCCAGACGGTCAGCGCATTGGCATAGAAGCAAAGGCTCGCGCCGATATGCAGGCCTTTGCACTTGATTTATACAATCAGCAAGACCCTGACTTTGCCAGCGGTCAAGCGCTTATCAGCAAAATGAAATATGCCGGAATTACTGTGCGCCCCGCTACCCGCTCACAGGCTGATATTAACGTTGTATCAAGTCGCGCCTTAACGCTTCAGCCAGGATTTACGATCATTGATGAGCTTGGACAAGAATGGATAATTGATTCGCCGGTTAACATCACAATTGGTACAAATGCGGTTACATTTTTCGCATCTGAATTTGGCGCAATTGAGGCAGACCCAAACACCATAAACAAGGTTGTCACAGTTGTCATAGGTATTAACTCTGTAAATAATCCTGCCGCTGCAACTGTTGGCACTGCAGAAGAGACTGATGTTGATGCAAGAATTCGCCGCCGCAAATCTGTCCAGCTTCCCGCAATTACCCCGCTTGGCGCTATTATTGCCAGAGTTGCCAATGTTGCCAATGTCACTGATGTAATAGGATATGAAAACGATACTGATACATATGACGCTGTCACTGATATTGATCCTCATACATTTTGGATTATTGTAGAGGGCGGAAGCATTGAAGATATAGCCCAGGCAATCGCGACCTCAAAAACCGGAGGCGCCGGAACCAAGGGGGACGTTTCGGGGACCTATCAAGAAGAAATCCCTCGCCCGTCTGGCGGGACCTTTTCGATAACTCACACAATGAATTTTGACCGCCCCGATCCAATATCAATACACGTAAGATTAAATGTAAAACGCAAAGACCCCGCTCAAGCAGTCCCTATTGGTACAATAACTAATAATCTTATAGCGCGGGATTATGTTATTGGTCAGCGTGTAATAGCCTCAGAGCTTTATGATACGGTTTACAGTGCTGGAAGCACCTTTATTGCATATGACCTTGAGATTTCGATTGATGGATCGGTATGGTTTGACACTGATATTGATCCCGGGCTTGACGGTAAACCATTTATTGATCCTGGTAATATTACAATATTCGAGGTTTTGTAATGGATCAGGAATTTATCGACCAATACACAATGCTGTTAATAAAACAGTACTGGGAAAAACCAAAGGCGAGAGCAGAAATAGAGCTATTGGCTAGCACTTGGTCAGAGCTTTTCCAGTTTTTCGAATCATGGAATGATGAGTTTGATTTGGACAATGCTACAGGTGACAGGCTTGATAAGATTGGCTCTATTGTTGGGATTGGGCGAACTGCTGACGGGATAGCGTTTAGCGATGGTGATTACCGATTTTTCATACGCTTAAAAATTGCCAACAATGTTGTAGTTGGCACGATGATTGATGACACCAGGCTTTCAATTCAGGACGTTATACAGTTTGCTTTTTCGGGCGGGGCCTATGTTGTAGATAATTACGATATGACTCTTAGTCTTTTGCTTGGCATTGATGTAGACCCAGCAATTATTGAGAGAGTTATCAGGTTAAAGCTTTTGCCAAAGCCTGCAGCTGTACGATATGGGCTTATATTGCGATTCTTTGACGTAATGCTCAGGGTGGATGATGATTATGCCCTAAGGCTTTCCGATGGGAGCGCGCTTAGAATTAAATTCACACAAACATTCGAGACATAAAAATGGCAGCAGATTTTGAAACACTACCAATTCCCTCAAAAACAATTCCAGAGCTTGCGGAGCTGGCGCCAGGTGATGTAGCAGACCCAGACCTTATCATTGTGCATGATGTGTCTACGGCAGCAGAAAGAAAGTTTTCTTTTGCATCGCTTAAAACTTTTCTTGTTAATTATTTTTATAGTTTATTCCCTATTTTGGTTCCAAATGTGGCTGCGCTATCTTCAATTGCTGCAGTAGCTGGTCGTGTTTATTATCTTCGCGAATACCACGCTGGAGGCGTTCTAGGCGGCGGAAATCTAATCGGCTATGCCACATCAGTCACGCCTGATAACGCCTCAAGCTTTAGCGGCTCAGTGGGGACGCACTTCAAGCGTGCGCAAGCACAGAAAACTCCATATGAGGCAGGCTATTTAGATGGCGATGCAGATGCCTCTGTCGCTATTAATAAAATCACTGACGCTTACGGATCTTGCTATCTTGATGCCGGTAAAAATTACAATATTCAATATACTGTCTACGCACGCAAGCTTGTTTGCAATGGTGGTAAGGCTACGCTCAACTGCACTTCGCCGACTGCTAACACGCGCTTTGGTACTACAGGGGCGGCGGTATTTTGCAGCCCTAACCCACTCTTTGGAGATACTACTTTAACTGGATTACTCTCAGGTGTTCACGTTGAAAACATAAGGGTTAATTGTAATTGGCTTATAAATGCAACCGGCAGCTCTGACCCGCAACCAAACAGCCTTAAAGGTTTCATGCACTATCGCAATGATAATTTCCTTAATGTCGGAACCAGTGTTTATGAATGCGGCTCTTATGGTTACTGGCCGTGCGATGATTCCACCACCGGCACACTTTACTGTAGCGGAAAGATAGAAAACACTTACGCAGAAGATTGTGGCGTGGCGTATGAATACGTAAATACCCGCGGTGTGGTTTTAGAAAACTGTCACGGGTACATATCTGGCGTCTTACCTATTTACCCTGAAGCAATTTTCCACGGTTATGGCGGCACAGACTTGCGTGTCACTCACAACAACTGCACCGGTATTTCTGACGGCCCAGTCAATGCAATTTTTCTGGCTTTGCTTTCTTGTGTCAATGTTACGTTTAATAATAATTGCCAGCTGATTAATAGATACGATAATGGGGCGACAATTCAGGCTGCCGTTATTTTCGAGCCATCAGGAACCAGCAACTTTAATAATATTAATTTCAATAATTGTATTCTTCACTCTGAATATACCGCTGCGCTAGCTTTGACTATAGGGTCTACCGGCGGAACCACCAACTCCGTTAATTTTACTGATTGCGAAATTAACGGAATGGGCGCAACAGTGTCCATTGGTGGTAGCAATGGCGGGAGATATAGTTTCACTGCTTGTGAGATTATAGCTAGAGCAACAGGCGTTGTTACTCCAATAGGGATAAACGCTACTAACACTCCACTATCAGTACAAGTTACTGGCGGACTGGTAAAAGCATCAACTACCGGCTCTGGCGTCCCAACAATCACTAACCTGAGCGGGAGCATATTCAATGGCACCAATCTTGATCCTGCCGGAACTCAGCCGCCAAAAATAAGGCAAAAAGTCAATGCGATATATACATGCTCAGGTGACGGATCTACATATGCAAATATCAATGTTATCCTTCCTCAGGCAGTTCTCAACTGGACTAGCGCCGCAGTTAATACGACGAGAATAGATTGTGACGCAAAACTGGATTACGGATTGTCCGGTGCAGCTACATTTCCTGCGGCAGTAACGCTAGCGTCAACGGCCATAATGGCTT